CCCGCCTAACTTAATTTCTTTTTCTACAACTTCTATACCATCGTAATTAATAATAACTACGTCTGTATTTTCAGCTAATACTTTCTTTCTTTTTTCAGCCGAGCCATGAGCAATACCGACTGACCTATGCATAGCCGTTTTAAAAAAGTCTGATTGCCAAGCTGCTTGCATAATAGATAGAGGACATACTACAAGCATACGTTTTATCTTGCCTTGATTCATAAGATAATCCGCCGCCCATATAATAGCTGATGTTTTACCTGTGCCTGCTTCTGATAAACAATAGGCACGTCTGTGTGCAGATAAAAATTCTGCTGTCACTCTTTGATGATCAAATGGCTTATGAATACCTGGATACGTGTAGTCACGTGATATAGGTGAAGGTGGATTCTTAACCTTCATGTCTGACAATGTTAATACTTCATCTAACCCCCAATTAACGAGGACTTGAAATACTCCATTATCATATTCTTTATACAACTTACTTTTAGGTATTTTATCTAATATAAGTTGTGGTCTCTTCGTGTTAACGATGAGAGCCTTATCTTTGTATACTTCCAATGCAATCTCCTAGTCAATAAAAATAGACGCGCCACCGAGAGAGGTTAATGACGCGTCTACACACTGCAGTGTTAACACATAAAAATATCTAAAATCGAAAAGGGCTTTTTATTGTTAACTGACGTGGTTTTACCGCACTCACGCCTTACGGGAAACTTATTTCTTTTTAGGAACGTTTCTCTTTAACGAACCATCACTATTACGTTCAAACGAACTGTTAGCGCTTTTACTTCTAATTCGCATATTGCTAGGGGTATTACTACCACCTTTACTTAAAGGGACTACATGATCTACATCTTTACCGTCACCCTTTGATACTTTACCAGCTTTTATCATCATTCGTCTAGCTTTATTTCTAGCTACACGTTTTTTAATTTGGTCAGGTTGTGCTTTATATATGTTTTCTTTTTGATAATCTCTTGCCATTACTTTCCCCAATGTGAACATGATTGAACAGGGCAGAACTTTCTACAAGCAAAATTAGGGACTGCGTTAAACACCCCTGACTCATAGGCACTGCCAATACGTAACACCATTTTACCCCATTCTGCAAACATTTCATCTATTTTTGATACATCATAGTCTTCTTTAAGTATCTCTTTACTTACCAAGAATATCAATCCAGACTTGATTTTTAACATATCTGGGAAGTGTTTAAAGATAGCTACACTAAACAAAGATAGCTGTCTAGTATCTGCATACTGACTTGACTTGCCTGTTTTATAATCAATTAAGGTTGCTAATTTCTTTTCATTATCAATCACTAATAAGTCTATAACCCCACGCCACCATACATTAGGGGCAAAGAAGTCACAAGGTTCTAAATCCTTTGTTAAGCCTAGCTTATATTCACAATACTTATCCCCTGGAATAGCTATTAATCTATCAAGGGTAGGTTGAAACATATTAAACTTCTCAGGAAGCGGTGTAGCGGATTTAACGTATAACTCACAGGCTTTGTGAACTTCGTTGCCATAAAGAAAATGCTCTACATTTGGGTCTTGCTTAATATCTTTGGCTACATATAGATGATAGTATTGCTTAGGACATTTCTCAAATGTTGTGGCACTTGAGTAAGACCACGTTTTAAATTCAGCCATTTATTTTCCTATTTAATTCTTGCATGATCTTTGTCCGCTTCTTGCCTTTAGGTTCGGCTTTACTAAGGGCTTCGTTTAATTGCTTAACGGTATACGCTTTATATTTAGGTCTATCATTACGCGTAAGCATAGATTTATTATGCCGTCTACTTGGGTGTGTTTGTTGTGTCGCCATGATCTACTTTCTGGACGTTGCCCGTTGATTTATTAAGTTCATACTCTGCTAATGATTCTTTTTTCTTCCTAAAAATTAAGTCAAAGTTCTTTTCAAACATTTCACTATTAGGTTTACTTTGTAACCAATCACCTGTTACATCATTACGTGCAGTCTTTTTCATACTGTGTCCTTATATCTTTTAGTAAGTCCTCGAAAGATAACTCGCTTTTATCCTTAGCAAATTCAACACTCATAAGATACCGAGTTGTTTCAAAATTATATACGGTATGGGGTATCTGCGTATTAAATATATAATACGTTGCGGGTTTATATTTTAATTCTTCTATTTCAAATACGGTTCCTTCTTTATTAGGAGCAAAGGCGCATACACTTCTATCGAACGGAGTCAATAACATATTAATACCTACTCCACGTCTTGTATCTCTATGCCAATCATAGCAAGTATAGGGGTCTAGTTTTAATATCCCCACCATAAATTCATACCTTGCATGTAACCATGTAAAGAATTTATCTTGTGCTATTAACTCTGTAGGTATAGGTTTAACATTAAAGTTGTAGTGAGGGAACCATGGATTAGAGTTAAACGCGTAGTCATATATTTCTTTAGCTATAGTAGACTTAGTGCCTATTTCATAGTAGTTCATTACTTAGCATCCATATAGTTATCACCTACACCCACTTCACAACCTAACGGTAAGTCGCTACACCAAGAGGGCGCAGTGGTCATACACTGTTTAACATAAGCTACACAATCATCTACCTCTGTATCTTTACATAGCATAACTAACTCATCATGCACAGTCATAACAACAGGATATTTTTTAGCTACATGTATTAACTGTTCTGCAATTATATCACGAGCCAACGATTGTATACAGCGTTGAAATGTTTTAGCTGGGTGTATATATTCGGGGATTAAAGTTCTGCCTAATAACTTATCATATGCCCATGACTCACCCATATCTGTCTTTAATTTACGAAGGTTAGGTAGCCCTAGTATCATGCCATTAGGTTTCATCATGCCTTCATGAGGGACACTTACTATTAACCCACCATTACCCATAGCATAGTGATGCCCTGCACGAACAGACTCTAGCATAGTGCCTGCATCTTGCCACGCTTCAACAAGTTCGGGATTAGCGCGTCTGTAAGCATAGACAATGTTTTTAACTTCGTGAAGTTCTTTTTTAACTCCGCCTTGCTTTAGAATAGAGTGCATCTTATTAGCACCGACACCATAGATACCTGATAAGTTGACAACCTTGAATATATAACGTAGGTCTTTATCAACAGCATTATATTCTGTGCCTGTTATCTCTGCTGCGGATTGTTTATACAAGTCAATACCATCTCTAATCTGTTGTATCTTACCCTGTGATTGAGCAAACCAATAAGCTAACCTTAACTCAATATTACTTAAGTCTGACGCTACAAGTTTGTATCCTTTAGGCGCACAAATAGCTCGCCTTAGCTCTGATGATCTTGGTAAATTTTGTAAATTAATACCATCAACACCACTCCATCTATGAGTAACTACTGCGCCCGCATATTTTAACGGGACAGGTAGCTTACCTCGATTGGCTATTTGAATAAAGTTCTCTGTACGGGTTTCTTCGAGCGTCGACTTATTGCCAATACGCGCTGCAGCAAGTGCTTGCACATATGGGTTCTCATGAGCCAATAAATCTTTAAATTCTTCATCAGTTTTTGCAAAAGCATAAGTTTCCTTTTTGGTTGTTGGACTAATTTTTGTGGGGGGTATAACTCCGTGATCAATAAGTAACTCAGCAAACTTAGGGTTACTCATGAGTAGTTCTTTATCTACGGCTACTGAGGCTAGTAGCTTTTCTTTAACTTCTTTAACTTCGTGGAGGTGTCGTATTAATAAACCTTTGTTAAGTTCTAGCTTAGGTTCTGTATACATACGGATAGTTAAATCTATTAGTTTCATTTCGGGCGCAGTAAACCTGTCCTTTAACTCACTAAACAAATCATATGTTAGTTCTACATCATTGATGCAATAGCTACCATACTTAGCTAAGTCATTGTGTTCAAAATCAGAACGTTTCTTTCCTAATGCATCAAGGACTTCTGTTCCTTTTTCTCCCAGATTATAAAATTTGGATAGGTTAGCTAATGATACAGACTCAGTTAGTCCATGTAAAATTTGAGCCATACTCATGGTATCGAATAAACCTAAGGGGTGTATATCAAATGCCCATGATAGAATAGATGCATCGAACCTCATGTTATGACCTAGCACAAAATGTTCGTGCATATTGTATGAGTCTAGGAAAGCTTTGGTCTCAGCGTGTGTTCCTGTAAACCATTTAGTTACACCTTTATCTTTGACAGCTACCCCAATGACTTCAAACTTCTCATCACGTATATACTCTTCTGTAGTAAACTTCTTTAAGCCATAGTCCTTATCGTAATATGTCTCGAAGTCTAACGTTATCAAGTTAGGCATTACTTACCCCTAACGCGGGCTTTGACTGCATGCTCATAGATAGCCGCGATGTCAATAACTTCCTCTGACTTTAATCCTTTAGGTCTGATTTTAATAACACCATGATGAATGGTAACAATTAGATTGCGTTCGCCACGATCAAAAGTCGTAGCCGATGTTTCCCTAGTAGTAGGTTTAATTGATCTTGTAGCCATTTCTCTCTCCTATATATTGCGTCTATTGACGTTGTATTCCCAATCATCAGCACAATCTTTATTGCACCAACGACGAGTATCATTAAGAGTTTCGCCACAATTTAAACAGTGACCCGTTCCCTTAACATAACGGATATTCTCCATCTGTTGCTTACGTATAGCATTTTCTAGTTCTAATCTATCTTGTGTTTTATCTGCGTCATCGGACATGTTTAAGCTTTTGTAATATCAATCTAAATATGAGTAGGTCAATTACTAAAGAAAAATGATACGGTGCATCATCTTCTAAGTATCTAAGTTCTAAGCCTACCATAACTCCTGATATTAACGCAAGCTGAAATACCCACATTATTTTGAATTCACTGCTTCTTTTTCTAAAGTCTTAACCCATCTATTGACATACCATTGTGTCTTTTTTGCGTCTTGTAATTCACTTTCTTTATGTCCTGCTCGTGTAAGATACTTTAATGCTGTCAGTTTAAGATGCCCTTTAAACTCTTCGGGTGTTGCCTTAGCTTCCATAATATCTATGGTCTCTATGTTCCCCTTAGTGTAGTGCGGTGGTTGGTTAACCATGTCTTGTGTTTCTTGCATGGATAGCATCATTCTAAATTTTGGTCTTGCCATTCTTGTCTCCTTGTATTTATTTAGTATTGTTTTTAGTCTTGTCATTTCCATTTTCCCATTTCATCTAAAAAGTTTTGTAACGATAATAGTGTATTTTCGTTTACTACCATTGCTATACCTTTATTATCTTGTATGTGCTGTAAATTTTTTTCCTGTAAAACACTAGGTTTATTATCACCTGCTTTACATTCAATTCCTATAAATGCTCCCTTATAACATGCAACAATATCAGGAACACCTATACTCATGTAGCCACTTGCTACAGGATAGAAGTAGTAAGCCCCCCT